ATGTAACAATTAATGGTAGTGATCTTTCAGTAATAGGAAGTTCTGAATTTGATGGTCCTGTTTATGGTAAAGTTATTACTACATCAATTACCTATTCTGGTTTATGGGCTGGTATTTTTGCAGCAGATGAAGGTAATTTCTTCCAAACTACACTAAAACCTTCCTCGGTTAATAACCTTGGCATCGGTAATGGATCCCCGGGTCAAACGATTAATGTAAAAATCACCCAATCTTCAACCAATCCAGGTACTATTAGTTGGAATAGTAGTATTAAATTCCCAGATGGGTTTGATAGTGCAGCTTCAACCGGAGCTAATGATATAGATGTATTTACATTTGTAACTTGGGATGGTAGTAATTGGTATGCAACTGGTTTAAAAAACTTCTCTTAATATGGCTTTATTTACGCCAACTGCTTTTTGGGCTGGTGATACTTCTCCAACACCACCTTTTTCCCCTACTAGTATCCCTAACTTAGCAGGATGGTATGATGCTAGTGATACTACTAGTTATATAAAAAGTGGAACAACAATAACCGGAATTAGCTCACAAGGTAATTATGGTGATAATTTAGGTGTTCTAGGGGGAAGTAATCCAGCAGCAGGAACTCAACAAAACGGTTTAAATACGTTATATTTTAATGGTAGTACTGCTTTTGAAAATAGTAGCACAGATCCTTTAGTTTCCTCTGGTTTACATTTTGCTGTTGGGGTTTTTGATCCCCAACAGGTAAACGATACTAAAGATTCACTATGGAGTGTAGACGCTAGTATGGATTATGCTATTTCTGCTAACCAATCTAGCCAATGGTATGGGGAAGTAGATTTAGGAAATGGAGTAGGAAGTACTGGGGTATTAGGACCTATTAGTACTACAAATCGTGAGAATCGTTGGACTATAGTTACTGTAGCATTTTCTAAAATTCAAAGTCAGGGTAATTATATATTGTTTTTAATAAACGGTTCTACTCAAAGTAGTGCAAATTGGTATACAACCTATCTCAATAATTTAAGTACTAACCAAAAGTTACGCATAATGGCTAATAGAAATGGTAATAAAAAACAACCAGGTAGGTTTGGAGAATTATTATTATTTAATGGTGATTGTGGGGTTAGTAATGATGTTTACTTATATAGACAACAAACAGAAGGATATTTAGCTTGGAAATGGGGATTGCAAGGCAACCTACCCTCTGACCATCCATATAAAAATAACCCACCTACATAATAACTGGTTTAAAAAACTTCTCTTAATATGGCTTTATTTACACCAACTGCTTTTTGGGCTGGTGATACTTCTTCCCCACCTTCTTTTTCCCCTACTAGTATCCCTAACTTAGCAGGATGGTATGATGCTAGTGATACTACCAGCTATATAAAAAACGGATCAACAGTAACTGGAATTAGCTCACAAGGTAATTATGGTGATAATTTAGGTGTAATAGGTAATAGTAACCCAGTAACCGGAACTCAACAAAATGGTTTAGATTGTTTATATTTTGGGGGTAGTACTGCTTTTGAAAATAGTAACTATGACGATTTAGTTAATAGTGGGGGTTACCACTTTGGTGTAGGAGTATTTAGACCTATGACCGTTGATGCTGCTAGAGATTCTATATGGAGTTTAAATTCTTATCGAGGTTATGCTGTTTCTGCTAATGCTTCAACCCAATTTTGGGGAGAAGTAGATTTAGGAAATGGGGTAGGGAGTAGTGGGGTATTAGGACCCATTAGTACTGTAAATAGAGAGAATAGTTGGATTATATACACTGTGACATTTTCCAACGAGATGGGATGGAGACGTATAAGACATTTTTTAAATGGTGATGGTTTTGGTTTTTCTTCCAACCAAACTATGACTTACCTTACTAGCTTACAAACTAGTCAAAGATTATGTATAATGGCTAACAGAGGTGGTGGTAAAAAACTAACAGGACGTTTTGGGGAACTATTATTATTTAATGGTGATCCTAGTGCTTTTTATGATGCTTGGAGATATAGTCGAATAGCAGAAGGATATTTAGCTTGGAAATGGGGATTACAGGGCAACCTACCCTCTGGACATCCATATAAAAATAGCCCACCTACATAATAACTGGTTTCTACTTATTGATTTTTCTAAATCTTTAGTATATTTATACATATAAAATAATACAACCAATGGCTTTAACTTATAGATCAGATAAAGGAACCCCTCTAACTACAGATGAGTTAGATAATAACTTTAGATATTTTACAGGATCACATGCTGTAACTGGTTCTTTAGTTGTTAGTGGTTCTTTAGTAGTAAGTGGTTCAATCTCGTCTACAGAACTCATTACATTATTGCCTTTAGATTCATTACCTACTTCTTCAGCAAATGGATCTATAGCTTTTTATGATAATTCATTTTATTTTAGATCTGGAAGCGCTTGGTATACTCCTACTCTTAGTTAATCTACACTTAGCTTAAACTAATATATAAAGTCCCTTATTTAGGGACTTTTTTTTTAATATTTATAATCAAAATAACAATATGGCAGATATCGCGATTTGGCCTGGCTCTTCTTCCTTCGCTCCGGGTAAAACTCCTTTTGGGTTTTATGACTACGATAGCGATTTTATGAATGATGCTGATAAGGTAGCTAAGTTTTGTGCTCAAAGGTTAGGATATCCAATTCAAAATGTTGAATTACAGGATATAAATTTCTATACAGCTTTTGAAGAGGCAACAACTATTTATGCTAATGAGCTATATGCTTATAAAATTAGAGAAAATTATCTTTCTTTAGAAGGTGGTGATTCTAGATTCCCCCTAAATGATAAAATAATCCAACCTAACTTAGCCACTATCATCAAATACTCAGGACAATATGGTACTGAAGCTGGTGTTGGAGGTAATACAAATTGGTATAGTGGTTCTATTGCCCTAACAGGGTCAGTACAAGACTATAACTTAGATACTTGGGCTTCTGAAAACGGATTAGAAGGAGAAAATGTTGAAATAAGAAGAGTATTTTATGAGGCACCTCCTGCTATAGATAGATTTTATGATCCATTTGGAGGTACAGGAACAGGTATGATGGGTTTAACAGATAGCTTCGGTTGGGGTGGTTATTCACCAGCTGTAAATTTCTTATTAATGCCTCTTAACTTCGATTTAGCTAGAATGCAATCAATCGAGATGAGTGAACAAATCAGAAGATCTAACTATTCATTCGAGTTAATAAATAACCAACTTAGAATATTCCCAATCCCTAGTGATGGTGATACAGGTACAAAACTTTGGTTCCAATATCTTAAAAAAGATGAAAGGTTAGCTGATTCTATTATAGATGCTACAGATAAAATATCAGACGTATCAAATGTCCCTTATGAAAATCCTCAATACCTAAAAATTAACTCAGTAGGTAGAAGTTGGATTTTTGAAATGACATTAGCTATTGCTAAAGAAATGTTAGCTTACGTTAGAAACAAATATCAAAACATCCCAATACCAGGTTCAGATGTTACTTTAAATGGTAGTGACTTGTTGGCTGGTGGAGAAAAAGATAGAGATAAACTAGTTGAAAAGCTAAGAACATACTTTGATGAAACTTCAAAGAGAGCTATGTTGGAGAGACGAAGAGACGAATCTCAGTTTAGAAATGAAGAGATGACTTATATACCAATGACTATATTTGTAGGCTAATGGCATTATTTGGGGAAGCACGAGATATAAGCATGTTTAGACACGTCAACCGAGAGTTGATGGGGAATATTATATCACAACAGGTAGTGTATTATAAACCGGATATCCAAGAAACAATAGTTAATATGTATGGTGAAGCATCCAAAGAAAAATATTGGAACGAACCTGTATTATTAAACTCTATTATCGAAAGAAGTGACCAATCATATCCTGATAGTGAAATTGGTGTAGATTTCCAATGGGGTATTACCTTTAAATTCCTAAGAGATGATCTTTTAAATAAACTAGAAGACTTCAACTCCACCTCAGTTTATGGTGCTAATTTAGTACCTGAAGTAGGTGATATTATAATGTGGAAAAATGGATACTACGAGGTAGACGGCACAAATGCTAACCAATACTTTGTAGGTAAAAACCCAGATTATGACTATAAAGATGATAACGGAATAAACCCACTAGGTAATACTGATTTAGACCAGTTTGGATATAATGTTTCTATTATTTGTAATACTCACTATGTGCCTGCTGATAAGTTAGCTATTTCACCTTATAAAGAACGTTTCTAATGGCTAAGAATAGAAAACCAAGACCAAAAACTCAAAGAGAGATTAGTGAAGCTGGGGTAGAACCTTACACTGGTGTAAACCCTAATACAGCTACAGAATATTCCTCTAATCCTGATGTTAACCAATCTGGGATTAGCTTTAATCGTTCTGAAAAAATGTCTCAAAAGGGAGATACCTATAAAGAGTTTGCTGTTGGTATCCAAGATATTGACGAAGCATTAATGTATTATTTTCAAAATGTAATACGTCCTACAGTTCATCAAAATGGTGAAAGAATAGCTGTACCTATTGTCTATGGTGCTCCTGAGAGATGGAAATCATTCCAAAAAGATGGATATTATAGAGATAGAAGTGGTAAGATAATGAACCCAATCATTATGTTTCAACGTAATAGTATAACTAAAAAAAGAAACCTTACTAATAAGTTGGATGCTAACTTCCCTAACTTATACACTTCTTGGCAAAAACAATATAATAGTAAAAACTTCTACTCTAACTTTGATGCTCTAAATAACAGAGTTCAAACAAAACAATTTGTAGCAAACGTAGTCCCAGATTACGTTACTTTACAATATAGCGTTATTATCCAAACTTACTACATTGACCAATTAAATAAAATAATCGAAGCAGTTAACTACGCTTCAGATTCGTATTGGGGTGATCCTGAAAGGTTTAAGTTTAATACTTCAATCGATCAGTTTAACACTATCCAAGAACTAAACGACGGACAAGAAAGAGTAGTAAGGAGTACATTTACTATTAATATGTATGGGTATATAATACCCGATATTATACAAAAGGATTTATCCTCCATTAAAAAATATAACGAAAAATCAAAGATTATATTTTCGATGGAAACTACATCAAAACCAGATGTATTCCAACCAAATCCACAGGTTACAGATGATGGTAGAACTCGTGTAAACACAAATGTGAACACACGTAAAAGAATAAACAACGAAGAATGAGCCAAGTTAGATTTTTAGATCAAGTTTCAATCTCCTCCTTCTCAAAGGACACAACACCTGCTACAGGTAATGATACCGTTATCCCTAGGGTTGTACTCCCAGGAACTACATTTACTGTAAGTGCAAACACTAACATTGAGGTATCAGAGTTAATAGTAGCTGAAGGAGCAGTATTAACAATAGAAGGTGGGGATTTAGTCATCCCAGGTCCTAATCCTATTTATTCTCACGGTGTTTTATCTGTCACATCTGCCCCTATGATTTTAGGAACAGTAGTAACTAATGGAATATTTACAGTTCCTGATAGAGTCCAATAACTTTAATAGAAGAAATAATATTTATAACAAAATACACCTGTAATGGCTCAAATTAATATTCAATATACCTCGGGTAGCGCTGTAGATAATCCTGGAACTGGACAAATAGCAATATTTACTTCAGGTTCCCTAGGTAACTCTTCATTATTTCTAAAAGAATCTGACGGCAATATTATCACTGTAGGAAGTGGTAGTGGTGGCGGAGGTGGTGGTCCTCAGGGTCCAACTGGTCCTCAGGGTCCTAGTGGTCCTAGTGGTGCAGCAGGTGCCGCGGGTGCAACAGGTGCTCAAGGTCCTAGCGGTCCTAGCGGTCCTAGCGGTGTAGCAGGTCCTATTGGCCCTCAAGGTGCTATTGGTCCTAGTGGTATAGCAGGTCCTAGCGGTCCTAGTGGTGTAGCAGGTCCTATTGGTCCTCAAGGTGCTCAAGGTCCTAGTGGTCCTAGTGGTGTAGCAGGTCCTATCGGTCCTCAAGGTGCTCAAGGTCCTATTGGTCCTAGTGGTGTAGCAGGTCCTAGTGGTCCTAGTGGTCCTAGTGGCCCTAGTGGTCCTAGTGGTGTAGCAGGTCCTAGCGGTCCTAGCGGTCCTAGTGGTCCTATTGGTCCTAGTGGTGTAGCAGGTCCTAGCGGTCCTATCGGTCCTCAAGGTGCCATTGGTCCTATCGGTCCTATTGGTAATATTGGTGTAACAGGTCCTAGCGGTCCTATTGGTCCTATCGGTCCCCAAGGTGCTATTGGTCCTATTGGTCCTAGTGGTGCAACAGGTCCTAGCGGTCCTATTGGTCCTATCGGTCCTATTGGTAATATTGGTGTAACAGGTCCTAGCGGTCCTATTGGTCCTATCGGTCCTCAAGGTGCTATTGGTCCTATTGGTCCTAGTGGTGCAACAGGTCCTAGCGGTCCTATTGGTCCTATCGGTCCTATTGGTAATATTGGTGTAACAGGTCCTAGCGGTCCTATTGGTCCTATTGGTGCAACAGGTCCTAGCGGTCCTATTGGTCCTAGTGGTGTAGCAGGTCCTAGCGGTCCTATCGGTCCTCAAGGTGCTATTGGTCCTATCGGAGCAACAGGTCCTAGCGGTCCTATCGGTCCTCAAGGTGCTATTGGTCCTATTGGTCCTATTGGTCCTATCGGAGCAACAGGTCCTAGCGGTCCTATTGGTCCTATCGGTCCTCAAGGTGCTATTGGTCCTATTGGTCCTAGTGGTGCAACAGGTCCTAGCGGTCCTATTGGTCCACAAGGTGCTATAGGTATTCAAGGTCCTACAGGTCCTACAGGTCCTGCAGGAACAGCAGATGCTTACTATACAGGTTCTTTAGTTGTAGCTGATTATGATGCTATTAACTTTAAAGGAACAGGAGTTAAAGTAGTAGCTTCGGGATCGCAAGGTATTGAAGTTGAAATAACCAGTGGTACTGGTGGAGGTGGAGCTTCATACAACCCAGTTATTAGATATGAAGCAACATCAGGTAATAACGTAGCACAAGTATTATCATCAGGTAATGTAGAAGGTGGTTTAAGTTGGACTCGTTCAGGTACTACCCTAACAGTTACTAAAGCCGCTCACGGTTTATCAACTGGAGACTACGTTATAATCAGAAATATGAGTGAAGATTATACATATGTTTCTATTACTTCAACTGGAACTGATACTTTCACAGCTACAGTAGCTAGTTCAGGTGATACTAGTGGTGATGAAGGTGCTTACATCCCAGCATTTGATATCTCAACTTTAACAGATGTAGCTTTAACTATCGAATCTCCATCAGCAGGTAATGCCCAGCTAATGTCAATGACAGTGTTTATTGATCAAATGGAAGATGCTTCTATTACAGTAACTGTTCCTTCGAATGCTATATCAAATGGTGCGGGTAAACAAAACTCACTAAACTCTAGAATCCCAGCCTCATTTAACTATTATAATGTTGCGGGTTCTAACTCAAGTAAAGTAAATGCTGCTACACTATCTTTTAGTACAACTACTAACCATAATGTTTATAACTTAGGAGGGGGATTAGATGTATTTGGGGATGTATTATACACCTTACATTTCTAAAGATGTAAAAAAAAATACTTTAGAGCCCCGTTTTGGGGCTCTTTTTTTAGTATTTATAACTAATCAATAATAAGTAATAGACAATGGCAAGACAACTTTTTTATGGTAAGCTTAGCAATGCTACCCCAATAGGAAATGGTTCTAACTCATATATTAGAGTACTCTTTGATGCCACTACGTCATCTACTACACTTACCAATATAACAGATGTAAGTGGTTACTTTGGTCAGGATAAGGTTAGAGTGGGGCAGGTATTAATTGAGTCCTCTGCTTTCCCAACAGGGACTATAATCACAGCCGTAGATGTAAATGCTAATACCATAACAGTAACAGACTTACCAGCGACGGTTGAATCTCAAGGTTTAGGTAGAATCTCACCCCCACAAGGTGAATATTATATAGCATCAGCTTCTTTAACTGACCCACAAGGTATTGTAGATTTCCGTGATGTTACTGGTAGTGATGATACTAATTTTTCTTCTGATGGTACAGTTTACTCTATTTTAGGAGATGCTGTAACAACAGACCAAACATCAATCCCAGGTAGATTCCATAAATATACTATTTCAGAAGTATTTTATAGAAATCCAAGTGGTACCGAAGGTTCTATCTATATTAAATGGGGTGAAAGAGGGACAGAAGTAGAATCGGGGGATGAAATGTCTACTAGTGAAAATCAAAACCTTGCTATTGTAGCACTAACCCCTTCAGAATCTTTAGCCCCTATTTTTACTAGAAACCTCTCAGGTATTCAAGATTTAAATACAGGTCAAGAAACAGCTGCTTTCCAAATCGAAATCCAAGATTTCCTAGATGATATAGTAGCGGGTGTTGATGTATATTATACAGGTTCAAGTGTTAGAGGTAATGCTGAAGATTTATTCTTTACAGGTTCAGGTGTAACAGTAACTTCTACAGGTTCAAGAGGTGTTATTATAGACATCCCTGGAGGTGGAGGTGGTGATTTATTCCCATACACAGGTTCAGCAAAAATTACTGGTAGTTTAGAAGTTATAGGATTTACTAACCTTACAGGTTCCTTATTTATTGAGGGAACGTCAGGTGAAGATGCTTTCTCTGTAGCTCCTAACGGAGGTGAAAAGGCTTTTAGCGTTAACTCTGAAGGAGTAGTAACGTTTGCTCAATTCGATTCTACACCAACAGCTGTATCAGGAGGACTTATGTATTCTCAGTCAGATTTTTGGATTGGGGACTAAGTTGATACATATTTATACCAAATAATAATAATATTTAAAGGTTTTGTTAGTTAACTAATATTTAATAAATTAAAAAAAACGTAATTAATTATGGCTACATGGAAAAAAGTCATTGTCTCCGGGAGTGCTGTCTCTCAGTTAAACAATGATCTAGATTATGCCCGTCAGTTAGTAGATGGACAAATATTGTCCGGATCTTTCACGGGTTCGTTCGTAGGTGATGGTTCGCTTTTAACGGGTGTTTCTGCATCCCTAAACGAATCATTAACCCTCGGTGACGGTTTAAATGGTGGTTCCTTTGATGGTAACACCGCTGTAACTGCTACCGTAAATCTCGATGGTACTACTTTAAAAGTAGGTGCTGCTGGTGTTGCAGTAAACGAGTTAGGTGTTGACACCGCTCAATTAGCTGCTGACGCAGTAGACGGAACTAAAATTGCTGATTTAGCAGTAGACACTGAGCACTTAGCTGCTTTAGCTGTTGAAACTGCAAAAATCAATGATTTAGCTGTAACAGATGCTAAATTAGCTGCTGATTCAGTAACTAATGGTAAAATTGCTGATAGTGCTTTCTCTGTTACTGTTAGTGGTGATGCTGCAGGTACTGCGGATATCACTTCTGATGATGTTGCAGTAAGTATTTCTTTAGCTGATGGTAGTGTTGATACAGCTGAAATAGTTGATGGTGCTGTAGCATTTTCTAAGTTAGATCCTGCTGCTGTTATAACTGAAGCTGAAGGTATTGAAAACAATGATAACGATACTTCGTTACCTACCTCAGCTGCTGTTAAAGACTATGTTGACAACAACGTAACAGCTCAAGATTTAGATATCGCGGGTGATTCAGGTACGGGTGCTGTTGATTTAGATTCTCAATCTCTTACCGTTGCTGGTGGTTCAGGTTTACTCTCAGCTGCTTCAGGACAAGTTATTACCTTAGACATTTCTGCTTCTGGTGTAACTAACGCAATGTTACAAGGTTCAATTGCTAATGCTAAATTAGTAAATGACAGTGTAACACTAGGAACTACTGAAGTAGATTTAGGTGCAACTGCAGCTTCAGTTGCTGGTTTAACTTTAACAGGTGCTGTAGGTTCAGGTTCATTCTCTGGTTCGTTCCAAGGTAATGGTTCACTTTTAACTGACGTTGTTGGTACTATTGAAAACGCCTTAACAGACGGAAACGGTATTGCTGACTTTACTTATGATGGTTCATCAGTTGTATCTATTGCTGCTGAGGTTTCAGGTTCTACTTTAGTTGTAGGTGCTTCTGGTCTTGCTGTTAACGCTGGTGGTGTTACTGCTGTAGAGTTAGCTTCTAATTCAGTTATTACTTCTAAGATTCTTGACGCTAACGTAACTAACGCTAAGTTAGAAAACAGTGTTATTGAAGTTACTGATGGTTCAAACGCAACAGATATTGCTTTAGGTCAATCAATCACATTCGCTGGTACTGCCAACGAAGCAACTGTTGTTGAAGGAGCTGGTACTATTACTGTAGGTTTACCTGATGATGTAACAATCACTCAAGACTTAACTGTATCTAGAAACTTAGTAGTACAAGGTACTGCATCGTTCCAACACACAGAAGATTTAGCTATTGCTGATAGATTTATCTTATTAGCTTCTGGTTCTACTTCTGCTGGAGATGGTGGTATCGTAGTACAACAAACTGGTCAAGATGTAGGTGAAGTATTCGCATTCGACGCTGCTACTGAAAGATGGGCAATCGCTGATGCATTTAACGCTTCACAAAACGTATTCACTCCAGATGCCTTTATGGCAAACGTATCAACTGGTAACGCTGATAGCAACGCAGCTATTAACGCTTTAGTAGATGATAGATACGAATCTAAAGGTAACTTATTCGTAGGTGATGATGAAGGTATTTGGATTTATTCTTAATACTCATGTTTAAAAGGTTTTTAAATTTTATACTTATGAGCTTTAAAGCAAATAATGTAAAAGCAGGAAATAAAAAAGTAGCTTCCCCTTCTGGGGAGGCTACACCTTCCTCTTTAACAAAAAAATCCCCCAAAACTAAAACACCTACATCTGTGGTGTTAAATGAAGTAGAGACTTTGATTCTTCTAGAATCTTTGAAGAACTCAACTTTTAAAGGGGAGATGGTAGAATCCGTTTATACATTAGCTATGAAACTAAAAAATAACTTAGATAATGTATAATTTAGAAGAATTAACGGTTATTAGAGCAGCCCTGGATGTCTTAACGATACAGGGCCAAAGCGCTAAAAAGATGTCTAAACTACAAGAAAAAACGGATAACCACATAAATAATCTCCAACAAGGTCCCCCAAAAGAATAGTTTATAAACATCCAAAAAATATTTAAAAAGATTCATATATTGGTTCTTTTTTGTGTATTTATGTTTGTATTATAGGCCCCAATAGGGGAAGTGGGCAGGCAAACCTGTAACCAACCATAGTAAAAGAAATTATGCCAAATTGGAAAAAAGTCATCGTCTCCGGTAGCGATGCAACACTCAACAGTATTGAATCTACAGGGGGTCTAACCCTAGGTTCCCTCCCTGACCAAACATCCGAAAACACAATCCTCACTATTAACTCCAGTGGTATAGTAGGTACTAAAGAACAAAGTGCAGGCCCAATCGGTCCCACAGGTCCTATAGGCCCCACAGGTCCTATCGGTCCTATTGGTCCTATTGGTCCACAAGGCGCTCAAGGTCCTATTGGTCCCATCGGTCCTCAAGGTGCTCAAGGTCCTATCGGTCCCCAAGGTGCCATTGGTCCTATTGGTAACATTGGTGTAACAGGTCCTAGCGGTCCTATTGGTCCTATTGGTCCACAAGGTGATCAAGGTCCAATCGGTCCTCAAGGTGCTATTGGTCCTATCGGTCCTATTGGTAATATTGGTGTAACAGGCCCTACAGGAGCTCAAGGCCCAATCGGTCCTATCGGTC